CTTAAAGCGCGCAGTTTTGTTAAGTTAGAAGACTCTTACAAATCAGGCGGCCTCACAAAACCTCGTGCAATTACAGTCATGCCGGAGAGTTGGTACCTCGAAGGCGTGGCCGCTTTATTAGCGCAGCGTTACATCTACTCATCCTTCCTTAGCCGCTGGATGATCAAACATGCCACAAACCGTGAGATTTACGAAAAGATCCGGTTGATTTCTGAAGAGAGTTATGCCTCTCAGGATATCAGTGGGTTTGAGTCTGCTCTAGATAACCAGATGCGACATCTGGAGCAGAAACTGATTGTAAAGATATTGCACAAAATTGGACAGCATGAACAAGCACAATTTCTCGCTCGCGTCATGCCGAGAGTGAGATCTATCGCACATAGGTTTTTCAGCTATCAGCTGAGTGTGCGGTGCTCTGGAGATTTTTGGACATCGTTGGGCAACGGTCTAATCAACATCTGTCTCATTTTGGCGGGCCATTATGATTTGAATAAGCATAGATTCGACAATTTGGACGAGTGGTGGGTTCTAGCCTGCGATTTGCCATTTGTCACGGAAGGAGACGACGCGGTATTACGAGTTTCTGACAGAAATATAGGGTTCACGAGGGGTTTGGCGATGGATTATTCAAAGATCTATTCAGCTGGCGGTGATGGGGGATCTGATTTCCTCAAAACTGCTTACCTCCCTATTTTCGATCGGAACGATGAATATGCAGGCAAGTTGGGCAATGTTCTTCGTTGGTTGATGTCGCTGAGTTGGGTCAGAGGACCAGACTTGCGAGACCACAAGAAGATGTTCCTGCTTCGCGCGAAGGCGTTGTCGATCCATTACTTGTCACCGGGACATCCAATTGTCTGGGCTTTGGTTCAGCGTATTGGATATCTCACCCGCGGTGTTTCGCCTTTTAAAGGCTGGAAAGTATTGGCAGCAAAATGGGGAACAGATTGGGAACAATTGCCGTGTCCGTCGAAACCTTTTCCGCTTACTCGGCGGAATGAGGCTCTCAGCGTAGCACTTGCTGTTTCCACTTGCCCTGATTTGCCCCCTATACCGGTACACACACAACTAGAACTAGAAGAACAATTCTCCCGCTGGAATGGCTTGGATCCTATCAGCTCGCCTGTCGAGCTGTTGACGGAACCGGGATATCCAGAGGCTGATAGTGCGATAGCTTCGGTTGCGTGGCATCATTCGCGACCAACTTATGACATTATAACCGATCCTTTGGTCTCTTATCTTTTCAATAAACTGCAGACGTGCGGCTTGTTGACGGTGCATGAGCCTGAATATCTTTCCAACAAGGTGCCTGTGCTGTCTCCTTGAACGGTTTCCTGGGTTCACATGAAATGCGTTGCAAACGCTACCCTAGACTCTCACTTGTGATGTAATTTAGCCGGCCAGGTGCCTTAATCCTGGCTGTACCGTCTCTCTAGTCGCCTGCTTTCAAGGCTGGTATCCAAAACTACCAAGCAGCAGATTTTTCGGGAACATTTCAAAACCAGTGTAGATGGGTTCGCGCTGACCTACTATATACATGGG